TTATATATATATTTTGTAATGTTCTATAATGTATAGAATTACTACCTCCCAGAGAAAACAAATAGCTTTGTTCTGTTTCTCCCTGCCTTCCCTTCCCCTTGGCAGAATAGTTAGTAATTTCCCCAAAAAACGAACATTCCGAACATTTGTTTATTTTCAGTAACTTGCGTCATTTTCAAATCGAACATTCCAAGACAAAATGGAACATTCCAGCGGTTTCCACATTATACCGTTACCTTCCACCACTTGACATTACGTTCCTTATAGGGTATAATAGCTTAATGAGGTGAAAATTTTTTATCTCATGTATCACCAAAACATGTTAGGGAGTTCCCTAACAAAAACAACTTATGAGGATATAGCAATGGAACAACTAGAAATGCAACCGGTAACCGACGGGCCAATCAACTGGCCCACACCACCAACATCGGCACCATCGATTCAATCGAGCGCCATGATCGTTGAGTTCAACGCGTCAGTCTGGACAGGACGCAAGAAGGACAAAAGCGCATCGGCCCAAATCACCATGCAAAACAACGCGGCATCGGGTACAGCAAATGTCAGTAAGAAATTACTCGGTGACTGTGCCGAACTCGACGCAGTGCAGAAGTTCGTGGGTAACGTACGCAACCAGCACTATGCACTCACAATGCCGTGGTCAGATCTGGGCCAGCGTTTGATACCGACTACCCTATTCTTCGATTATCAAAACCAAATGTCTGCCTTCGAGCAGGAGTTCGACCGACTGGTTCAAGCGTTCGTTGATGTGTACGACTGGGAGATCATCCAATCTCGCGCCAAGCTCGGCAGTCTGTTCAATGATGCCGACTACATGTCAGTGCACGACCTACACCGTAAGTTTGCGTTCCGTGTAACGTATTCCCCTGTGCCCGAGGCCGGTGACTTTCGGGTCGATATGGGTAATGAGCAAGCCGCTATCCTGAAAACACAATATCAGGAGCACTACGAAGCGCAGATCACCAAGGCGATGGACGATGTGTTCAAGCGTACCCGCACCTATCTCGAACGACTGCACAACAGTTTAGATGATGCCGACGTGGGTATACGCAAGAACGGTAAACCTAGACAAAAGAAGTTAGCCACCAGCACGTTCGACGGTGTGCTTGACATGATCGACATGCTCAAGATGTGCAACCTGACTGGTGATACCCAGATGGAAGCGATACGCGCTAAGCTCGAAGAGCAGTTCCGTGGCGTGGGTAGGATGCCACTATCACCCGAGGTATTGCGTGAGGACAGCCACCTCCGCGCCGAAACCAAAGCGGTGGTAGAAGACGTTATCAGTAACCTACCGACTATTGACTTGTAAAACACACCTGTAGGGAGAAGTGAGATGAGATATAGCGAAGCAGAAGACCGACTGTGGTTCAGGCATGGGCGCACGGTGTTGCACCCGAAAGATGCGTTCGATGATGCCATCCGCAACGGGATGGAGGACGAGGACAAGTGGCACTATATGTATATGCATTCGAGCGAGACGATGCACTTTTTCAAGCACATTGATACGCGAGAGTACGCCAAGTACAACCGAGTGCATAGGAATAAACGGTAGTGACATCAGCTTTTACGAAAGCACCGGTACGTTTCGTGCCCATTACCCAAGTGTTTCACCAAAACTTGTTAGGGAGTTCCCTAACACAACCAAAAGTCCAATGAAGGAGGACATAACATGGCAACATCAGCCAATCTGTATGCGGTAAACCTAGACGAGATCGCCCAAGCAATCATTGCCGGTGGTCATCAACGTACGATCATGGTGCAAGGTCACATGGGTACGGGTAAAACGTCTTTGCTCAACATGATATCTGCGATACTGACCAAGCATATACCGTGTTACTTCGACACAACCACCAAAGATCTGGGCGATGTGACTATCCCTGACATCATGCACATGGACGACGGTAGTGGGTTCGTGCGGTACCTGACCAACGAAGAGTTGGGCGCACACCATGACAAGCCGATCATCCTAATGATTGACGAGTTCGGTAAAGCCAACCCAGCGGTCAAGCTCGCGCTGTTACGCATGATGCTCGAACGTAAGATCGGTAGTTATACCCTGCATCCTGACAGCATTGTGTTTGCCACAACCAACCTAGGTGCGGAGGGTGTCGGTGACTTGTTACCAGCGCATGCACTTAATCGCTTGACGGTGATCGAGTCTACCAAACCAACGTGGGAACAATGGATCGAGTGGGGTATCAACAACCAGATCGACCCGACTGTATTGGGGTGGTGCCGCAACAACGACAAAGCGTTTGCCGACTTCCGCGATGTACAAGATCCCGAGGACAACGACTACATATTCCACCCGCGTTCTACCCGTACGTCGTTTGTGACTCCGCGTTCGCTCGAAGCGGCCAGTGACTGGATGCAGGTGCGTGACCAATTCAATGACAAGACACTAACGTCTTTGCTGATTGGTACCATCGGCGGGTCAGCGGCGGGTGACCTGATGGCGTTTGCCCGATTGTCTGACCAGCTACCATCTATCGACTCAATCAAAGCCGATCCCAACGGTGCGCTAGTGCCGACCAGTGCCGGTGCAGTGATGATGGTTGTGTATAAGGTGTTATCAACACTCGAACGTGATTGGGTTGACCAGTGGATGACATACATGTTGCGCCTATCCAAGGAAGCGCAGGGTGTGTTCGCTAACGGTGTACGCGGTAAGAAGTACGCCAAACAAGCTATCGTCATGCAGAACAGTAAGTTCACGCAGTGGGCGATGGACAACAACTATCTGTTTACAGCAGACAAGTAAGGAGCAGGAAGATGGACAAGCGAGAAAACAAAAGTTGGACTGAGCAAGAAGAGGCAATGTTACTGTGGTATTACCAGAACGGCAAAACCAATTCCTATATACGGAAGAAGTTAGGACGTAGCGAATTTGCGGTATCGAGCAGATTGAGTAAGTTACGTGCCAGTACTGGACATGGGAGTAGGAGACTCAAGAGTGATTCTTGGACTGCTGAAGAGGACGCCACATTGATAGATATGTACGAGTGGGGTGATTCTTATGATGATATAGGTTTCGCATTAGGGCGTACCGCCAAGGCAGCGCAGATGCGAGCATACAACCTACGTCAGACCGGCCAGCTGCAGGGTATAAAAAGTCAGCAAACCAAGCTCCCCCCACAGATGGATTTGTTCAAACCAAAACCTGTTACCAAACCAAAACCTGTTACCAAACCAAAACCTGTTAGGGAAGTCCCTAACAAACCAACGGTAAAGCCCAAGCAACTAATGAAGCGGCAAGGGTGGTGGAGTAGGTTGCGTCATGGCGATAAGTCACTTGAAGCACGGGTAGCAGATCTGGAAGCGGAGGTGAGAGGTATCCATATCGCGCTCAATAAGTTGTTATCAGAACTAGGGGAAGATAGATGTTAGCACTTAACCAAGCGTTGACCGCCGAACAGCGGTTACAAAAAGCCGTCATGTCTATCATGGCGCATGACAAGTACGTAGGTTTATCCAGCGTGCTGATGATTGGTGACCGGACGGTAGATGATACCGTCCCCACCGCGTGTACCAATGGGCGTGACGAAATGTATGGCCGAGCGTTTGTCGATGGTCTCAACGATGCCGAGTTGCGGTTCCTGATACTGCACGAGTGTTATCACAAGATGTACCAGCACCTGACTACGTGGAAACATCTCTACAAGAAACATCCACAGATAGCCAATGCTGCGTGTGACTACGTGATCAACATACAGTTGGTTGACGGTGATGGTGGTACAGGGTTCATCAAGATGCCCGATGTGGGATTGCTCGACGCACAGTATCGCAACATGGACAGCGCCCAAGTGTTCCACAAGATCTATGACTCGCTACCCGAAGGTGATGATGGGCGTGGTGTGGGTGACAGTCTTGACGATCACGGTTGGGAGGATGCCGAGCAGTTGAGCGAGGAGGAGAAGGGTGACCTTGAACGTGAGGTTGAGGAGGCAATACGTCAAGGTGTTCTTGTTGCCGGTAAGCTGGGTAGTGGTGGTGCCCGTGCGCTTGAGGAGTTACTCAAACCGCAGATCGATTGGCGTGATGTGCTGCGTGAGTTCATCAGTACGACGTGTGCTGGTAATGACTTTTCAACATGGTCACGACCCAATCGCAAGTTCCTATCATCCGGTGTGTACATGCCCAGCGGTATCAGTCAGCAGGTGGGTGAGTTGGTGATTGCCATTGATACGTCAGCGTCTATCGGTCAGCGTGAGTTGACTACGTTCCTGTCCGAGATCAAGTCAGTGTGTGACACCGTGAACCCTGACCGCATCCGGTTGTTGTATTGGGATACCAAGGTATGCGCCGATGAGACATACGACCATGCCGAAACCGATACCCTAGTGCAAAGCACCAAGCCAGCGGGTGGCGGTGGTACCGATGTGAGTTGTGTGTCCGAGTACATGACCGAGCACAAGATAAACCCGCAAGCTGTGGTCGTGTTTACCGATGGGTACGTGTACGACTGGGGTACGTGGACATGTCCCATACTGTGGGCGATCTACGACTTCGAGCAGGCCAAGCCCGACTGTGGTAAGACTGTGCACATTGCCAGAAACAAGTTATGAGGAAGGACATGACTGAGACAATCTATACGATGGGGGAGCGTCACCCCCAAACCAACTATAGGAGGCAGTAGTGATGAAACAATTATGTTTACCGTTTAATCACGAACCCTGCATTAACCGCATGGCTGTCATCATGGCAAACGAAGATATAGCAAATGGGTATTGGGATAACTGGGATGCTGCCTACGAATCTAATTGGGACATTTTAGAAAATGAAATAGCTGCACAAGAGGACGAAAGGAGATATCTAAATGGAGCGACACCCCCAATCAACCAAACCCATGAAGAAGGGTAGACCCCTGAGTAGTGGCAAGTACGCTACCCGTGAGGCATTAGAAGAAGCAATCTTTGATCGGTGTTTCAACCGAGGGTGGAGTGCGAGGCATATCGCTAGGGTAGTGGGGCTATCCGCTTCAACAGTATCGGCCTTAATCAAACGATGGAAGGAGAAACAAAGTGAGCATAATGCTGACAGATCGTGATCGGTTGCGGTATGAGCGACAGAAAAAAGGCGCTGAACAGGCTAATCAACTAAGGAGAAGGTTCGGTATGAAGAGAATAACTAACGTAACAGCGCGGCAGTACGTGCAGAAACGTGAGAAGTTTCGCGGTAACAACTTATACGGAGAGTGGCGGTATGGTCGGTACGTCGTGACATCGTATGGTGACCACTTCCCGCTATTCATTTGGGAGAACGGTACGTGGTATGAGAACATCGAGAAGATTACGGTGACAACAACCAAGCACCGTACGCAAACACACCCCCATGAAGATACGTTACCCATGACCTGTAACAATATGGTCGTGATAATGAATCATGGGATTGTTGGAGTAGCAGTAGGATTAGCAGTTTAACTAAGTCTGTAGGAGGACGACATGGGTATAAAAAGAAAGTTAGTTTCAGAGATAGAAGCGCGTTGTTTAGAAGTAACACCAGAAATCAAGGAAGTGCAGAAGCTACGTCTGTTTGATGACAGTGAAGACAACGACAGGTGGGAGGAGTTCTTGTTAGGACTCATGAAGAAGTTACCAACGTGCAAGTTCGCCAGAGATTTGAACAGCGGCACAAAGGTATACGTGTATCTTCCAAGCGATCTATATGCGATGGGTTGGGTTGGATGCGGCGATTATCGCCTTGAGGGAGGAGCTATACACAACACTATCGGGGTGTACTCTCACACCATCACGAACGATAAGTATGCAGATTACAATTTCCAACACAACATGCTGATGAGCACGAACCCCAAGCGTGCGATAAAGAATGCGCTGGCACACCTACGACCATACCGTCCAGAAGAACTGGCTAAGTTGTTTGCGTATGATGTGGCTAATAAAGTGTCCCAGAATGACTACGCAAATAAGAACAAAGTTAACGAAGCGCAGTCCTCTGTTACAGGACACAAACAGTTATACACAGAGTTGAGTGCGCTGGTCAGTAGTGGTTATGAGTTCGTGGATGCCGATTTCGGCAGTAAGGTAACTTCTTTTATAAGTGAGGTTGACGAGTACAACCTGCAAGCAACGGACATTAACATGTATTACGTCCGTGCCTATATGCTCAACGATGAGCAAGTGTTCGATACGCACCTAGTGACAGAAGCTCACAATACATGGCGGTATAAGATATCCCCCGATCCCACCAAACGATACACTTCTGATACGTTGCCTGAGTTTCTATCGGGTAAGTTGTCAGTGCTGATGATGTGCGATCTAGATCAATACGTGGAAGGCGTAGGTATCCGTATGAATGACGGAGTGTTTTATGTCAACCAATGATGACGGATACGACACAATGTACCGTGTCATGGTAGACGATGGAAAAAATTGTGTGCGAGTGCAATGTATTGGAATGTATTGTCTTGACAGTGACGTAGAAGACACGTATAGTGGGTTAGAGAAGTTGCCGCAGTGGATGCAAGAGAAGGTTGCCCTACTGATGATGACTTCTACTGACCCACCGACCGTGCCTGTTGAAGGTATAGGTAAACGTATCAGCGAGAATACATTTTGGGTTTATCAATGAGGACTACCAATGAACGACGAACAGACTGAAAACTTGGTGCGTGCTGTGGAGAACATGGCACGTAGTCTTGAAGACATCAGCAATAACATTGATCGATTATTTAAATTGGTCGAACAAAAAATAGAGGATGAGTAGATTGTTAGGGAACTCCCTAACATTTAATTTCTGCATGACATGATACCAGTTCCCAAGGAGAACGCATGACCCCAGAAGCCAAAGTGAAACGTAAGGTGACCGAGCAGCTCAAATTGATCGGTGCCTACTACTTCTTTCCCGCAACGGGTGGGTACGGTAAGAGCGGCGTTCCCGATATTGTTGGGTGCTACAACGGTAAGTTTTTTGGAATTGAATGTAAGGCTGGGAAGAACACACCAACAGCTTTACAGCAAAAGAATCTCGATGATATCGCTGCCGTGGGTGGTGTTGCCGTCGTGATAAACGAGAGCAACTGGACTGACGTGATGTTCCTACTAGGGGCTAAGTCTAATGACCCGAACCAATATGAGTTCGATTTTTAGGAGAAGGATGTGAGTAAAAGAGAGAAGGTACTTGAGGTAATGGCGAAGCACCCGAAGTGGAGAGTGTCACGGGTAGCAAAAGCAGCTAAGTGTAGTGATGCATTGGTATACTTGGTTCGTAGTCAGGCTAGGGAAGATGAACGCCATGCGGCGTTGGTTGAATTAGACGCGGAACGAAGAGCATCAGTGTCGGTAGCGAGTCTGGAAAACAGTGCACAACAGGAACACACAACGTCGGTATTGGTACCGACCACTGGAGTAAGTGCAGAGGTACAAACAAGTTATGAGGAACATAACGACCTAACCCCTCAACCGTTGGCAACAAGAGGTAACCTGTTAGATGTAGCGAAAGCCTACATTACCAAGGACAGACAAGCAGATCATGGCGATGCGGAGGATAACTTTTCACGTATTGCTCAATATTGGTCAGTGCACCTAGGCACACCCGTCAAAGCTCACGATGTAGCAGTGATGATGGCGTTGCTCAAGGTAGCGAGAATCAAGCAGAACCCTAACCATATCGACAATTGGGTTGATGGTGCAGGGTATTTCGCGTGCGGCGGTGAGATCGCTAACCTGCAATGAGAATAGGTCAGAACTTTCCAGTGTGTTAAAGCAGACGAGAACGTAAGTATAACTGACACCGAGGGGGTGCGAAGCCCCCATTTATTAACTTATTACTAGGTATATTATGGATCTCATAACAGTAGACTTCGAGACGTACTATGATAAGACGTTTTCTCTGAGTAAAATGACAACAGAAGCCTACATACGTGACCCACGTTTCGAGGTTATAGGTGTTGGTGTAAAGGTCAACAACGGAGGTACCGAATGGGCGAGTGGCACGCATGAACAACTTAAAGAATATTTTTCGGAGTTTGATTGGGGAAACTCTATGGTACTGGCTCATAACACCATGTTTGATGGTGCTATATTGTCTTGGCTATTTGATATTCATCCTAGGGTGTGGGCTGACACTTTGTGCATTGGCCGCGCTATACACGGGGTGGAGGCTGGGGGAAGCCTCAAGGCAATGGCCGAACGATACAAACTCGGAGTTAAAGGTACCGAAGTTTTAGATGCGTTGGGTAAGAAGCGTTTAGACTTTAACACAAACGAATTATCAAGGTACGGCGACTATTGCATTAACGATGTGGAGCTTACATATAAATTGTTTGGTCGTATGGGTAAGCAGTTTCCACGACAAGAACTAAAGATTATAGATCTGACCCTCCGTATGTTCATCGAACCAATGTTAGATCTTGATCTAGGTCTGCTCGAACAACACCTCGAAGACACCAAAGATATCAAAGACAGGTTACTGGAAGACGCAGGCGTAGTTAAGAAAGACCTTATGAGTAACCCTAAGTTCGCCGAATTACTTGAGGGGGTAGGTGTGATACCTCCGATGAAGAAGAGTCCCACAACAGGCAAAGAAACATTCGCATTTGCCAAATCTGATGAAGCGTTCAAGGCACTGCTGGAACATGAAGATGTGCGGGTACAGGCGCTCGTCAATGCTAGGCTTGGCAACAAGAGCACTCTTGAAGAGACACGTACGCAACGGTTTATCGACATAGCAAAGCGTGGGTTGTTACCTGTACCTGTAAAGTATTATGCGGCGCATACCGGACGTTGGGGTGGCGCTGACAAGATCAATCTGCAAAACCTACCTAGTCGAGGCCCGAACGGTAAGAAATTAAAGAAAAGTATGATCGCCCCTGACGGGCATATACTGATCGACTGCGACTCAAGCCAGATTGAAGCACGCGTACTGTCATGGTTGGCTGGACAAGATGACCTCACTGAGGCGTTTCGTGTAGGTGACGATGTGTATAAGAAGATGGCGATGTCAATATATGGCGTCAACCGAGAAGAAGATGTAACCAAAGACCAGCGGTTTGTAGGTAAAACAACCATACTCGGTGCCGGTTACGGTATGGGAGCAGTGCGCTTCAAGGACCAGTTACAGTCATTTGGGTTTGATATGGAGCTGGATGAAGCCCGCCGCGTAATCAACATCTACAGAGAAACAAATTTTAGTATCACTACTTTGTGGCACGACGCCGCATTTACACTAGAGAATATGGCAAGTAAGAATAAGACTGAACTAGGGCGTTCAGGGGTGATAGAGATAATCCCTGACAACAACGCCATAGTTTTACCTTCAGGGTTACTCATGCGGTATGATGGTTTGCAAGGTAAGTTAAATGAGCAGGGGATGGAATACACTTACCGTACCCGACGAGGCCCAACTCGTATATACGGTGGTAAGGTAATAGAGAATGTATGCCAAGCCGTAGCCCGTTGCATAATCGGGGAGCAGATGTTAAAAATTGCTAAGAGGTATAAGGTTGTTCTAACAGTACATGACTCAGTTGTATGTTGTGTGCCCGAAGAAGAATTAGATGAAGCTAGAACGTATATAGAAGGTTGTATGCGGTGGTTACCTAATTGGGCTGATGGGTTACCAATTGATTGTGAGTCGGGCGTAGGTAAATCCTACGGAGATTGCGAATGACCCAAGTTATAAACTTCTTAGAGTATAAAGAACGGTATAAGCTGCGTAGGCGGCAGCGTACAATATACCAAAACAAGTTACCTGTTATGGACGATAATGACTTAATTGTTAACTCCATAGCTATAACTAAGATGGGCGGTGGAGTTACAGTTGCTCTACGTCAGATAGATTTTGGGCAAGATCCACCAACGGCTGACACCATTTTGTTTAGTAAAGACGAGATAGGTGTGCTTATAGAAGCGTTAATAGAAGTAGATCAGTGTCTACTAGAGGAAGATAGTTGAATGAGTATAGCGCCTTGGTCGTTTAGTAAGATAAAGGCGTTTGAGCAATGCCCAAAGAAGTTCTACCACTTAAAGATAGCCAAGGATTACTCAGAGCCTGAGACAGATGCGATGTACTACGGTACGGCATTTCATGAGGCAGCAGAAGAATACGTACGGGATAACGTACCGTTACCACCAAAGTTTGAGTACGCTAAAGCGGCGTTAGATTCTCTTAACAGTAAACGTGGTAAGAAGTTATGCGAATATAAATTAGGGTTGACGGAAAACCTAGACCCATGTGATTTCTTTGCTGATGACGTGTGGTTTCGTGGTATTGCGGATCTGATCATACTTGACGAAGACGCCGAAATCGCTTGGGTAATAGACTATAAGACGGGCAAGAACGCACGGTACGCAGATAAAGGTCAGCTTGAGCTGATGGCGTTAGCTACGTTTAAACACTTCCCACGCATAAAAGAAGTACGTGGTGGGTTGATGTTCGTGGTATCGAACGAACTAGTTAAAGGTACCTATGAGTTGGCTGGGCAGGGTGAGCTATGGGGTAAATGGCTCGGTGACTATGCTGCTATGGAGTCAGCTCTTGAGAATAACACATGGAATCCTAACCCTAGCGGGTTGTGCAAGGCACACTGCGTGGTGTTGGAATGCCCACATAATGGGAGGAGTTAATGCCTTACAGGAATAAAACAGACAGAAAGAAGCAAAAGAATAAACCCGTAGATAGCCCTGAGTTCAAGCGTCGTATGGAGCGGCAACGTGCCCGACGTGCAATGGACAAGAAAGGCAAAGACGAGAATAACAATGGCAAGGCGGACAAGCGAGAAGGCAAGGACGTTAGCCATAACAAACCACTGGCGAGAGGTGGTAGCAACAAAGACGGAGTGAAGGTAGAAAGTTCAAGTAAGAACCGTAGCCGTAATCTGAAGAAAGCACCTGTTGCGAGACAGAAGAAGCCTACTAGACGTTGAGCCTGATGCGTCTCTAAACCACGTACAACGCACCCTCCAGTTGCAGAGTACAAAAATCAGGTTAGTCCAAAGGTGTTGATACCTATATCGCAGACCTAGCCCTATCTGTGGACGAAGCAGGGCTGTTTAGCAGGAGAAACCATGAAGATAATAGATAACAAAGCGTTGCTTTTGCGACTGCGTAACCCCCAGAAAGTAACTCAGGTTATCCCTAAAAGCAGAGAGTTGCCTAATAACGAAGTAGTAGTCAAATGGGGTATAGATGAAGCCCATGTGCTAAAGAACCTAAATATAAAAGTACCCTCACCTATTGAGGGTAAGTACAAATGGACGGGTAAGTACAAACCGTTTGACCACCAAAAAACAACTTCTTCGTTCTTAACCCTAAATAAACGGGCCTTCTGCTTCAACGAGCAAGGTACCGGTAAAACTGCCAGTGCAATATGGGCGTCGGACTACCTTTTAAATGTAGGTCGGATACGTAGAGTCCTTATAGTATGCCCTCTATCAATCATGGATTCCGCATGGCGTAACGACTTATTTACTTTTGCCATGCACCGTAAAGTAGCTGTAGCGTATGGCGCACCTAAAAAACGTAGGGCTATTATAGAGAGTGACGCTGAGTACGTGATAATAAATTACGACGGCGTTGAGATTGTACATGACGCCATAGCTAACGGTGGATTCGACCTAATCATTATTGATGAAGCTACGCACTACAAGAACGTGCAGACTAAACGGTGGAAAGTGCTTAACACACTAATGACTCCTGACAAGTGGCTATGGTTAATGACAGGGACACCAGCCGCACAGAGTCCAGTAGATGCCTATGGTTTAGCTAGACTTGTTAACCCTACGGCTGTACCAAGATTCGCTGGATCGTTCCGCGATCAAGTTATGTATAAGGTGAGTAACTTTCGATGGGTACCTAAAGAAGATGCGACTGATACGGTATTCAGAGTATTACAACCTGCTATACGTTTCACCAAAGAAGAATGTCTAGACCTGCCGCCTATGGTATATGTAAAACGAGAAGTCGAACTTACCAGACAGCAGATCAAATACTATAAGTTGTTAAGAGATAAGATGGTAATGGACGCTGCCGGGGAGCAGGTAACTGCCGCTAATGCAGCTGTTAACATGAATAAGCTACTGCAAATATCTTGTGGGGCAGTCTACACCGATAATGGTGACACGCTAGAGTTCGACATAAAACACCGGTACAAAGTTTTGCGTGAAGTAATTGACGAGTCCAGCAAGAAGGTGCTGGTGTTTGTACCCTTTAAACACGTTATTGACATACTGACAGATAAGTTAGAGGGCGACGGGATCAGTACAGCGGTCATTCGTGGTGACGTGTCGTTACCAAACCGCACCAGAATATTCAGTGAGTTCCAGAAGACCGAAGACCCTAGGGTGCTAATCATACAGCCCCAAGCGGCGGCACACGGTGTTACCTTGACAGCGGCGAATACGGTGGTGTGGTGGGGGCCGACCAGTTCCTTAGAGACGTACGCTCAAGCTAATGCACGGGTTCATAGATCGGGTCAAGATCACAAATGTACCGTAGTCCAGCTCCAAGGATCTGCAATAGAAAAACGTGTTTATGCTATGTTAGACAATAAAATCAACGTTCATACAAAAATGATTGATTTATACAATGATTTACTTGCGTAGTACATAGTTATCCATTATAGTCGTTCATTCGATAAGTGAAGGAGATCGAAATGAGCAACGGAGAATCCATATCTTTAGATAGGTTGGTAAAGACTTACATAAAGATTCGTGAGCGACGTTCCGAAATAAAAGCCGCGTTTGATGCCCAAGATGCTCCTCTGATAGCGGATCTAGAAAGGGTTAAAGGCGCTTTGTTACAGCACTGCAAAGAGCATGAAGTAGATAGCGTTAGGACTTCCGAAGGTCTGTTTTACAGGACGGTTAAGCAGTCTTATTGGACCAGTGACTGGGACCAGATGCACAAGTTTATCATTGAGCATGGGGAACCAGCACTGCTAGATAAGAGGATAAACCAGAAACACATGAGACAGTTCTTGGAAGAAAATCCTGACCTACTACCGAAGGGGCTTAATGCGAATTCAGAATACACTATAGCCGTTAGAAGGAACAAGAAATGACACCCCGATTAGTTTCAATCAAAGAAGTTGCCCAGCATTTTATGGTGTCGGAGCGACTAATCCGCAACTGGATGAAGCAAGGACGTATCCCAAAAAATACTTACTTGCATATCAACCAGACGTACAGGTACGACCTCGATGCAGTTACCAAAGCTCTTCTTAGCGAAGTAGACGAAGACGTGCCTTCTGTTACGTGGGGAGAAGTTAGCCCTGAAGATGGTCCCATAGAGATCCCTGAACTGGACACAGATGAAGATTACTAATGGAAGATAGTATTAAGCGAATCAGTATACGCGACAGAAAATTTGCAGGTGGACCCTTCGATAATGGAGATAGCATTGAAGTTGTCATTGTGGGTGTTGCGTATATGTCGAGGATATATTACAAAGATCAGTACGACGCCGATAAAGTGGCTAGTCCAACTTGTTGGTCGAGTAATACTGAGATACCCGCTTTAGACGTACCAGAAGAACAACGACAATCTGGACGTTGCTTAGATTGTGTACACAATATTAGAGGCTCTGGGAAGGGCAACGGGCGTGCATGTAGGTTTGTGCAGCGGCTGGCTGTCCTAGTAAAAGGTGATCTGGAAACAGTTTACCAATTGCAACTACCCCCGACTTCTATTTTTGGTGACGCAGTAAATGGGGCCATGCCCTTCCGTGCCTACGCACGGTACCTTGAGGCGCGTGAGACGCCTTTTATCGCCGTCATAACGAAGCTGTATTTCGATTCTGACAGCGATATACCAAAACTCTTCTTCAGGCCAATACGTCCTCTAGAAGAGCAGGAGCTAGAAACCGCCAAAGAAATGATGAACCACGAAGATACTATGAAGGCTATTACGCTAAACGTAATGCCGGTAGAGGATGAAAGTGTTTCGCCATTTGATGAGGTTGACGGTTTTACATTTGATGACTAAATGTTTGGAGAAACAATAATGAACTACTTAATAAAAGACGTAGAAGTCTTGTACCCTCGTATCAACAAAACTTACCGCTTTGATTCGACGGAAAATCGCAGTGTACCTTGCGACCCGTTCGATGAAGGCGCGGCCTACTCGATGCAGTTCCGTATGACTGAGGCGCAAGCCAAAGAACTCATGGGGGTTATGGCATCGGTATACAAAGAAAAACGCGAAGCCAAGTGGCCTGAAAAGATCCCAATGCCTTTCAAGAAAGACGAAGAAGGTTCCTTTATAGGTAAGGCTACGTTGAAGGGTGCGTACGGTAAAGAAGCCACTGTTAAGCCGAGCCAAGTCGATGCTAAGAAGAAGCCGTGCCCTGAGAACTTTATGTTAACCACGGGCAGTACGGCCAACGTAGCGGTAGTGCTATTTCCCTATAACATGCGAGATGCTGGAGTTTCATTACGCTTGAGGGGAGTGCAGGTCACTAAGTACGTGCCGCTACAGACGGAATCTCCGTTCGATGTAGTAGACGGATTTACACTCGACAAAGAAGAAGAAGACATGTTTGCCGATACGCCTGCTCCAGTAGCCGTTGTAGAGGTAGAGGTGGAAGAAGTCGAGGCACCGGTTGAAGAACCAAAGAAGAAAGTAGTTAAGCAGAAGTCAGCCGCACCGAAAGAAGAAGCAGATCTTAGTGCGCTTGTTGAGGGTTGGGACGACTAACTTCAACTTTCTTGGGTATGTACATGAAGGTACCCAATACTTCTAACTTATACCACGGCTAGGATTACCGAAAAGGGTGGATATCTACCCCTGCCGTGGTAACTTTCGGTTCTGAGATAGCTATGGATACAACAAAATTTTTACAAGACGCCCTAGCGAATGACGGACTCTATTGTATTTTTGCATCTAATACGGCGACGGAGCGGCGGGTACAAAAGTTTTTTACCTCTGTCGATGATCTGGTCACTACCGCAACCGACCTAGATACCCAAGGGTACAATGTATATTTCGCACTATCTACTTTCAGGGAAGATAAGTCACGCAAGGTCGATAACGTTAAATACGTAAAGACTTTTTTCCTAGATCTAGATTGTGGTCCTTCCAAAGAGTTTACTAACCAAAAAGCCGCCTTAGACGCGCTTAAAGACTTCTGTAAGTCTAACTCCCTACCTCGTCCCCTAATGATTAATTCTGGTCGCGGCGTACATGTCTACTGGATACTTAAAGAGTCTGTATGCTTGGATGACTGGCTCCCAGTAGCAGAGCGGCTAAAGTCCTTATGTGCCAGTAACAAGTTTCTTGCTGACCCAGCAGTAACGGCGGACGCTGCACGGGTACTTCGAGTACCGAGAACACACAATTATAAACCTGACGTACCGGTACAAGAAGATTTTATAGGGTCAACAGATTCGGCGTTGGTTGATTTCGATGCCTTTTCTCTTCTGCTTGGCGCTGACATGATACCAGTTCCTACAAAGAGGATAGAAGGCGCGGACGCGATGTTGCACGCCGCCTTGGAAAATCAGGAGTTTAGGTTTAAACGGATCATAGAACGTTCTAAAGACGGTAAGGGTTGCGCTCAAATATTCAACGCGTTGAAAGAACCTAATAACGTTTCGGAACCTATATGGCGCGGTATGTTATCGGTGCTTAAAGCGTGCAGTGACGGTAACCGTGAACGGGCACATGCCATATCGAAAGGGTATGACGGGTATGACCCTCAAGAGACAGATGCGAAGTGGGATAACCTAACGTCAGACAAACGATATACCTGCTACAAGTTTGAGGAGACGAACCCTGACGTGTGTAGGGCATGTCCTAACCGTGGTAAGTACAGGTCGCCATTATATATCGGCAAGCTGATAAAAGAAGCTACAGAAGAAGATAATGTGGTGCAGGTGCCAGCATTAGACCTACCGAACCAACCTATAAACACCTATACCATACCTAAGTATCCACACCCGTATCTACGTGGCGCAAATGGTGGCGTATATGTACGTACCAAAGATTCGGAAGGTAACGAGGATGAAAAAGAGATATACCGGAACGATATTTATGTAGTGCAACGTGTGATAGACCCTGAAATCGGGGAGCAGATAGTCCTACGGTTACACCTACCCAAGGATGGTGTACGAGAATTTACGATACCGCTTACTGCGGTGGCATCAAAAGATGAACTTCGAAAACAGTTAGCGATGCGGGGGGTAGCCGTGCCCTTTGTCGATGACATTATGAAATACATATTAACTTGGATTAATCAACTACAGGAGACAACAATGGCAGATAATGCACATAGACAATTTGGATGGGTAGGAGACGGGGTAGACGCGTTTGTTTTGGGTAATCAAGTATTACACAAAGATGGTAGCTCTACTTTCAATCCACCTTCGGTACAGACAGCGGGATTATTCCCTGCATTTGAACCCAAAGGTACCCTTGAGGAGTGGAAGGAGTTAATGGAGTTCTATAACAGGCCCGGATTTGAACTACATCAATACGTTATCTGTGCTGGATTTGGGTCGATACTAATGCAATTCATGGGCAACATAGCGTGCTCTGCTATGCACTTATATAGTAAAGATTCTGGGCTTGGTAAGACCACCGCAATGCTTGCCGCAGCAACTATTTGGGGCAACCCTAAAGCCTTAGTGTTAGATGAGCAAGATACACATGCCAGTAAGATGTTACGTTCAGAGATACTACATAATTTGCCGTTGTTTATAGATGAGATGACGAACACTAGCCCAGAAGACTTAAGCACGTTAGCGTACCAATTCACTTCAGGCAGACAAAGAGCACGTATGGTGAGCGGTAGTAACACAGAGCGTCTTAGAGGTGAACCTTGGAGCCTTCTTGCGATTACTACGGGAAACACCAGCGCCATAGAACGTATTAGTTTACGTAAGGCTAATCCAAGTGCGGAAGCGCAGCGGATACTTGAAGTACGTGTAGATAAGATATTCAACAGTCCTGACACTAAAGCAGAGACGGATGCTTTTAGTGCAAAGCTGGAGCAATGTTACGGGCACGCTGGACCTCTTATAGTTAAATACATTATGGAAAATCCAACGCAATCAGAGCAGATTGTGAGAGAGGTGCAGGTGCAGATCGACGCGGAGGCTGAGTTGGCTTCAGAAAACCGTTTTTGGTCAGCGGGATCTACGGCGGCTATTAGTGGAGGTATACTTGCTAAACACATAGGCTTAATAAACTTCGACATAGGCGCTATTACAAAATGGTCCGTAGCTACGCTTAAAGATAACAAACGTCGGTCTGGAGATATGGCGGTATCGCTAGAGCAAACACTAAACGAATACATCAATGAGCATTACGATAACATCTTAAGGATAAAAAGCACTAGTGATCTACGGAAACAGAGCGGTGAGGCTATGGACTCCATAATTATGCCAGATGCGTTACCACGAAATAAATTGGTCGCTCGATACGAACCCGACGTTAGGAAATTGTATCTTATACCGAAACCGTTTCGGGTATGGTGCGGTCAACAGCAGATAAACTACGGGGCTTTCGTCAACGATCTTGTAAAAAACTTGGGCGCAAAGCGAGATAAGGTAAGGCTCGGTAGAGGCACGCCCTTCCAGACTAAAGGGCAGGACGTTATTGTAGTCCAGCTTACTGAGGATGCAGATGAGGAAGGGAGTTCTGAGGACGTATGATCTATATCCCGATGGGGTACGGGTCGTAGTCAAGTGGGATGAATTGCAGGTGGGTATGTCTATATTTATCCCCTGCATAAACACTAACAAGGCGGTAAGTCAGGTAAGACATATAACGCAAAAGCGGGGTTGGGATATCGAGACACGGGTAGGGGCAGTTAGCGGTAGATGGGGGGTTCGTGTTTGGCGTCTTCTGTGATATATTGACGCAGACAGTTCGTCCTCCTTCTCGCATAGCGTTCTGTCAATCTCCTGCTCTTCGAGCATCCCCCTCTTCGGAGGGGGTATCTTGACTCCTACACCAAGGAGCACCTATGGAACCAACTAAAACAGAACTACTAGTAGCGTGGATGACGCTGGTTAAATTACGTGACAGTAACGTGTTAGACCCAGCAGACGATCAGATAGTGTTAAGCACCCTGCAGATCATCGACAAAGAGCAGAGTCATATGAGCGACTAGGCTACAACCCAAAGTCACTGGCGAAGGTTGGCGAGTCATCCCAATCATCTCCAAGACCCTGCAACTTACTACGTAACCTTGGGCTTAACGTAACGCCGTAGTGCATCTTAGCGGTAGTCCGCATGTGTTGCGCCATAGAGCGTTTTACAGTATCAGGTGTTATGCCATGCTCTGGATGCCTGCCGTTGAAATCTGCCATGTCTTCCATGATACGTTGTACTGCGGATACGTTGTTGTTACGCATACCTACATAGTATTTACGTAAGAGCTTAGTGCGTTCCTCGTTAGTTGCACGATCTATCTTTTTAAGCGAAGCGTTTTGTTGTAGCTGTCGCGTATACTCCGCTGGTGCAAAACCCATAAACTGTGCAGCAACATGCCCTGCATGGAAGTCTTCGACGATGGGGTCACCACGTAGCGTACGTGCGCCTTCGTTAGCAAACCGCACACTCTTGAACCCATTTCTTATAGCGGCTGGCATGGCAGCTTCCACACCACGCAACATTTCACCTTCACCCCAAAGTTTGGCTCCACGTTCCATCTGCAGTAAAGAACCTAACACAGGACCACCTAATTGTTCCGCTGCGGTGAAGAATACGCTTTGGTCTTTTTCTATCATCCTGTCACGGAAGATCAGGTTAGACAGACCCATTCTGCTGGCTACATCCACACCAAATAGATAGTTGACTGCACCACCGTATGGCCCTTCGCCTATGTACTTACGGACAGAGGTTTCAAAGTCTTCTTCGTCGTCTTCCTTAAACATGTTAGAGATCATGGCAACGACACCAAAGAACGGTAGCCCCTGTGCCCCTGCGACTAACGCTGCACCGCCAAACACTCCTCTAAGCTGCTTCCGTGCAATCTTGCGAGCCTTTTCATTTCCTGTGAACGAAGTATCAATGAGGTCATACAGCATGAAGTACATAGCTGATCCGTACCGCTTGAATAGGAACGCTACCTTACCGATACCGTCTTGTGCGATACGTGGCGCTGCCGCAGCAGCAATACCACCGTTAGTCATTTCAGTAACGTTCAGCGCATCAAGTGCAATGTCATTCAGTTCTGTCTCGCCTAACTGCTCCCACTGATTAGGTTTTAACCCTTTGTCTTTGAGTTTCTTCTGGAGCGCCAAATCGTACGCCATTATCATAGCGACCTGTCGGTTAGCGCGTTCTCCGTGGTGGAATATAAACCCTGTTATAGAGTTAACTTTAGCCATCGGGTTGTCTATCGAATCAACATCTGCGATATCGTAAGCAATCGAACGGTTTAACTGCCCTAAGTCATCTGCCAGCTTGGATAGTATTGCAAATCTTCGCAACGGGTTATTCTTATCCATACCGTCAAAGTCGTAATTGTCTAGTGACTGTGCAGCGGTGATCTCTTCTTTGGTCTTACCGTCTGGCCCCATTACCTCGACTTTACGTTTGTTGCCACTACCCATAAAGATCTTTGTAGCTTCTTGTAAGGCTTTAGCTGTATTGCCGTATCCATACTGAGCACCTAGATAAGGCACGACTACCATCGGTATCTGCGACAAGTTGACCAGCGCAGAAGATATGTTCAGACCTAACGTCATGTTGAAACCGAAACTAGTAGCAAGGCGTGCCCAAGGCTGCACCATAGGACTAGCTGCCCAAGCTGCGCGGTCACTAAGCTCATTGGCTAACAGTATTGCTACCTTCTTATCTTCATCAGATATGTCTTTTCTATTGTTAATATCCGCTGCTTGTTTATTAAAATCGTCTTTTAAGGCTCGCATCTGTGCGCCGTACTTTATTCTAGACAACTGTTGCCCTAGATTGAGTGCACGGTTACGTAAGCCAAAAATAATATCGTGGTTTGGTATCTGTCGTTCGGTAGGCGTTACGTCACCCATAGCACCACGTCGGTTCTTTCTGTGTCTAAACGAGTTAGCGAAAGAACGTTCTGGTAGCGTATCTAAGAACAAACGCATGATCTGTTCTTGTATTGGGTTTGTGGAATCAATGCCCCCCGCCTCTAAGATATCAAGCACGTTGTTGACAAACGAAGTAGGTGGGGCGTTCTTTCTAAAGTTAGCTTGTTCTAGGCTGGCAAATGCGTTTACCCCGCTGATACTTTTTATCGCTTCAGCTTTGGTCTTACCGGTGTCAGCTAACAGTTTCTCGACGGTCGCCTTGTTCTTTGCGTCTGGGTTTGACCAATGTTTTTCTACCTGCTTTATCGCTTCCTTACGCTCTCGGGCATTAGCAAACGCTTCTACGTAATATTCGATATTGCCTGTGTCTGGGTCAACTGCATTATACTCCAACCAAAATTTACCCGTACGCATCAGTGGGAAGTATGGGTCTACGACGCCGTTCGAGGTTAGCTTTTCGTACAGTTTGTTAACCAACACCTTACGATCCGCAGGGTTTTTAACGTCAGCACTTAACCTGTTGTCGATCAACTCACGCACTTGGTCGTACATAGCCTTGTACTGATTACGCCATGCCTTATAGAAGTTCTGCCCTTCCCCTAGCTTGTTATACCTAGCACGAAGATCTTTCCATGCAGCTATCTGTTCTGGGTCGGGTACCCACACCTTGTTAATTGTTTTACCGTATTTCTTTTGAGCTTCCTGCAACGTAAGTGTAGGATCTAACTGTAAGTAGGTACTGCGAGTCAGTATCCTGCTCAACTCTTGCATCTTCTCTACATTCTGACCTGCCCATGCAGCAGTGCGCTTCGTAAGAGCTTCTACACCTGTGTTGAACTTGTTTATTGCACCGCTCTGCTCACGTACAACGCGTAGTAACTCTTTTACATTGTCCAGCTTACCTTCGGCTATTTTAGTGATAGCGTTTAAGTCTAATAAACCAAGGCTAAACTTCTTGGCGCTCTCCGGGACAGGAGCAAGTAGACTCTTGACGATACCTCGTTCACCAACTTCTTTGAACGTAGGTACACTCTCATACATGTTTTCAAATGCGTCTTTGGCCTTACCTACGACTGAAGAGTTGTACAAGATACCTGAACCACGTACTCCCTCGTAGGGCGCTAGTATGTCTTCTATAAGCCGATCTGCGGTACCCGCTGCGTCATTTGGTATACCTGTTATGCGACGTATAAACTTCTTAATGGTATTTAAGAAACCCATAAGCCCTGTCGTCTTATCGTTATCCACTCGGATAGTAGCTAGATGCTGCCTGAACTTGTAGTTACCAAATACTTCTGCAACGAACTCTTCTACTGATTCTGATCCGTAGTACCCATCCAAATATGGTTTGACGTCGTTGTACAATTTAGTTAGTTGCTTAGTGACAGGACTAGACGGTTTTTGTAGCTCTTGAATCGTGGCTACGTGAGTCATTTCATGTAGTAAATTAGCCGCAGATAATCCCGTTGCTTCATCAAGTAGTATGACATTATCTATACCCGCATCTGTGTCACTGTATATAAATGCACCACGGGCACTCTTCCCCTCTGTAGTATCGTTTAGTGCCGCACGGTAGCGTTTACCGAGTTCGTCCGTAGGTTTGGCAGGTACGATAACAACGCGGGTATCCCCAACGAAGTTAACTAACTTAGAAGCAATTTTTGCTACACGCGGGTTGTCAGTAGCGTACGCTAAGGCCGTCAAGACACCTTTCAGGTTACCTTCTCTAATATTCTTTAAGGTGTTGCTATCGAGCTTCGCATCTAGGTCAGGATCGAACTGCGTCTGTATATTAAAAGCACTTTTATCGAAACGTCTTTCTCTTTGTTTTCGTAGGGCTACTTGCCGTATTCCCGCTCTATCTTTGTCTGTCTCTACGACGTATTGACCAGACGCTATTAACTCTGCTTCTATTTCTTGCAGTTCCGCTTCTTTCGCTTTACGTTTTGCTTCTAGTTCAGCTTCTGCAAGGGTTGGATCTTCTTTACCCTTAACCGCAGCCCTTTCTTTAGCGGCGGCAGTCTTCGCTCTTTTGGCTAGTCCTTTTTTAGGCTTATCTTTTGTAGGCTTGGGCGCTAGGTTGCCACGCACCCCTGCACCACCCGCTACCGTTGTTTTCTTAGTGCGAGCTTTGACTTTAGCTTTAGGCTCGGGTCTGGGTCTGGGTTTACTCACTGCTTCAGGGAACGGTATGTTTAGTGGGTCAGGTGTAACTGCACGACTATCCAAGAAGTCTTTGAAGGCCGTACTAGGCAGACCAACTTTACCCGCTAGACTTTGGTATAACCTACGCATACCCGCAGCAACGCGTGCAAAGAACTTATCAACAATAGTTAAGGGCTTTTCGGAGGTTACAGCCCAACGAGATACTTGGTCGGCAAACCATTCACCTGAACTGAGCCAATAAGCATTAGGTTTGAACGTTTCTTGTACTGGACGGTCTAGTATATTTCTATTTACACTCTTAGTCATTTTAGCTGAGGTACGCGCACGCAACGAGTCCAAAAGCTCACCTACAGTACCTGCTTCTGCTTTAGCTCGCCATTTTTGGTATTCAGCTTCTATGGCTTCTTTTTCTTGTTTGGTGGCGTTTTGGTACTCAGTCCTCTCGAATACGTGTCCTATCTCATGCGCTAACATTTCTATATTCTCTGATGCACGCGTGAGAGGTCGCAAAATAATTACATGGTCACCATTAGGTAGTTTTTGTGTATAACCGTCAGTACTTTCTGTTGAATTTTCCGCCCCAGCTATACGCGCAAATGGGCCGTATAAATTGTTGTCTTTAGCTATTTCAGGGTTAGAGGCGTCCTCAAAATTTGTTATGTACACACGATCTTTAATACCCAACATCTCTATGAACTGTTGTGCAGTGTTTGCAATTTCTTTGGAGAGGTTAGGAGAGAATGCTATTTTGGCACCTTGTTTAAAAGGCCCGTCAGGATTGCGCTTGTGCGCTGCTTCGTCTATAGCAACGGCTTTTCTTTTCGCTTCTCTTAACTCCGTAAGCTCCGCTTCACTAAATACTTTACGCCAAAATACTGGTCTTGAGACATCTCGTGGGTTCCCACTAAAACGTGCTACCGTACCGTCTTGTTGTTTTATAGGTATATAAAGAACTTCGTTCGTTTTTTGGTCATAGCCTATCCGTAGCGCAATTTCTTTGTTGCCCCAAATAGGGTCAAAACCTGCGAGTCTAGCCCAGCTAACATCTTTGGGGTTGAACTCTAACGTTTCGGGTTTTTCTTCAGTAGGTTTTTGCTTTGCCTCAAAAGCAGCAAACGCTTCTTGTGCAAACTGAAAGTTTTTTAGTGTGTCCGTCTGTTCTTCATCTAGATCAGCAGTTGCTACTAACGTGCTGCCTTCTTCCTGCCCTTTTCTTTCTGCTGTTTTCTTTACAGTATAGAACCTAGTGGGTTTACCCGGTGTAATTACAGCGTATGGTTTAAACTCGAATTTGGGATTGAGTGGATAGTTAGCACCGGATGTAGCGGCTGGGTCTAGTTCTATCGTTGGTGCAGCAGAGGGCACTACTTCAGGTTCTACCGCTACTTCAGGTTCTACCGCTACTTCAGGTTCTACCGCTATTTCAGGTTCGTCTACTGTTTCGTCAACAGCTACATCATCAACAGCTACTTCAGGTTCTACCGCTACTTCAGGTTCTACCGCTACTTCAGGTTCTACCGCTATTTCAGGTTCTACCGCTACTTCAGGTTCTACCGCTACTTCAGGTTCTACCGCTACTTCAGGTTCTACCGCTACTTCAGGTTCTACCGCTACATCAGACTCAGCCGTATCCGTTGAGGTAGTAGGTGGCGCAGGTTGGCGTTTCTGACCGAACAGGCTTAATTGATCTGGTGACACACCCTCTAGCTCTTTGACTAGGTTATTCCTAGCCTTTACCCCTATCTTTGGGTCATCAACAAACTTTGCTAACTTCTTCCGAACTTCCGGGTCATTGATATCTTTATCAGTAACACTTTTACGTATAGCAGCTTTTGGGCTAACGCCTAGCGTATCTAAAAATTCTTTGGTGAGTATCTTCGGTTCTGGGGCAGGTTCACTGGCACCTGAACGTGCTGCCGCTGTACGCACTGCTTCAAGTCTGGTTTCTTGTTCTGGGGATAGAGCTACCCCTGCTGGGCCTATACCTTCAAAACTTAACTGCTCTGGGTCTGTAGCAAACAGCTCACCTTCTACGGGGGTTTTCGTACCATACACATACTGTCTGACAGCTTCTATCTCTACGTCTGTGTATTCTTCTTCAGGCTTACCGCTATCTAACAACGTAGGTACATCTACCGATTCTACAGTCTCTTCTACCGCTACTTCTTCCGCAGGGGCAGGTCGTGCGCTTTCAGGTAATGCAGCAAGTTCCTCTTCACTAAGTATGGCGGTCTCTGCATCGTCATCAAACAGGTCGCCTTGTTCTTCAATCTGGGCGGGTAACTCCCTTGGGCCTTTCTCTGCAATGCGCGAGTCTCTGCTAATACCTGCGGCACCGCCACCCAACGTGCCACCAATCAGACCAGCGGCAACGGCTGTTTCAATGTATCCGTCTACGGCTTCTTCGCTGTCAAGCTCTAGTCCAGCTTGTGCACGTTCGATTAATGTTTGTCCGAGTTCAGTAGGTACCTCGACAGCGGCACCAGTACCAGTACCCTTAGCAACGCGAGTAAATAGTCCACCTGCACGAATGGCTTTTTGTGTGGGTAATAGCCGACCTACCATCAACCGTTCAGCGAAGGCATCTAGGGCAGCTTGTGGTAACGAGTTTAGGAATGCAGCACTTTCGCTCATCTCGACGCGAAGTCCCTGCTGTATAGCTTCCTTCTGGGCTTCACGGTTATTACCGTAGAAGAACGGTATTTGTGACAAGGCAGCGCCAGCAAGACCACCAATAATAGTACCGGCAGGGCCGAACGCTGTACCAGCCGCAGCACCAGCCGCAGCACCAGCACCTAAGCTAAGGCCAGTCTGTGGCGCAGTTTCACCAAGGGTTTCAAGGAAGTAATCTAACCCAGTACCAACGCCTTCTACGTCTTTTAAACGCGTAGCCATCGCTTCCTGTTCGGCTAGTTGGGCTTCGTTCTCGGCAATCATTTCAGCGCCGAACTCTTCTACTCCTTCTAACCCAAGCACCCCGCCAAGACCTTCAAGGGCAGACCCAAAACCACGACCAGCAACATCAACACCACGGGATAAACCACGACCTAACGCAGTGGTATCTTCGTATTCTTGTTGCGCTAACGCAGCGGCTAATGCTTCTCTTGTCTCCGCTAGTTCATCGTCAGTTGTATCTTCCGTTGTGGTAGCTGCTAACCCTTGTAACCTACGTGCTTCTGTGCCGAGAATACGTAAGGCATCTTCATCACCTACCTCTATGGCTTTCTGTATGCCTTTCTCTAAGCGGGCTAAAGCATTCATAGTTCTATATACCTAGACTAGCCAATGCCGCCTCAGACGATTCACTCAACCCACTCGATCCAGAACCCAAAGCGGCAAACTCAGTTTTTTTAGCGTTTTTCAACTTAGTGAACTCTAGTCTTATTTCCTTTTCTGCTGCTTTTAATGCTTCAGGGTTGCCTTTAAACTGCGGGTTAAATGATAACGCATCTATAGCTTCTCGCTGTACTTCTTCTAACTTGGCATTATATTTACTAACAGCATTTGCCGCGTTGAGTCTAAGTTCTTGACTGCCTTGCTCAACCCTCGACGCATTAAAAGCTGCTTGAGCATTTGCCTCTGCTGTTCTTACAGCTAACATTGCGGTGTCATAGTCTGATTTGCTCTGCGCTTTGATGATATTCAACGCACTTGTACTAGCAAGTTCATCAGTCTTCAACCGCATGGTCTGTTTGAATTGGTCGCTTTGGGCCTCTATCCTTTGCTCAAACTGCGCTTGATCTTGTTCTAATTGTTTACCTAGAGTGTCTACTCGCTGCTGCCCTTGTGATATTTGGGCTTTAGCTAACTCTCTGTCTTCTCTTGCTTTTAACAAAGCGTTGCGACGTTCTCTAATACCAGCCAAACCTTCTTTACGTTCTTTTTCTTCAGCTCTTACAGCCTCACTGATACCTAACCCAAAGCTGGCAAGTGCGCCCCTATTACTAGTAGCGGCAGGTCTTTTAGACGCATTAATAGCGGCGTCAGTAAGACGGTCGAGCAATCTTCTGGTATTACTGCGGGTATCTGTTAAACCTGTTTCATCTTTTTTAAGATCTGCAAGTTGTTTTCTTTGTAACGCTTCATACTCTTGTTCTAGTGTTAACGGGGTATTAGGTCTACGACGCAACAGTTCTGGAGCTTGTGTCATTTTCTCTAGTGGTTTAATAGACATACCGCCCAAGCCTAGCGACGCTGCATTTCTACCAAACTGTTCTTTCGCTGCTTTATCAGTAGCTTGTTGTCTACCAGCTTGCATAACTTCAGGATCGAACATCATACCTTCTGGGCGTACTGGTTCTTGTTGAGCTAACGCAGCGTCCATCTGTTCTTGTACCGATAACGGGGCTTCTACTTCTTCGACAGCGGCAGCGGCTACATCGGGTTCTCTAGCGGCGGCAGTAACTACTTCTTCCTGCGTAATTTTCTCGGTCGCAAGGGGTAAGGTGGATTCTAAAGGTTCTGCTGTAACAGTATCCGAAACCATACCCGCCATAGGATCAAGTATAGGTTGACGTACTGGTGCAGCGGCACGGGCACGTTCAACTTTGGTAGGTTCCCCCAATAGCCTAGCTTCAATGCCTTCTTCTCTTTGGCGAGTAGCCGCATCAAGACTTTCAGCAGTTTTTAACTTCCCTGAAAAAGACTCATCAATAGCTTGCTGTATTTGCGCGTCACTTTTATCACTAGAACCGTATACTTTCTTACGGTATTCCTCGACATTAGTGGGCCTCGCTGTTTTTATCTGCGCTAATATCTCTTCATCACTTAGATTTCTAGCTCCAGCCGTATTTTTGCGATACTCATCAATTAACGCCTGCACCCTGCCACCAACGTTGTACCCAACAATCCCACCGTTGTACATACGCTCTAGATTCGGTGCACGTTGAGATAATAAACCACCACCAGCCATTTTGGGTTTAGACCTACCAAAATTGTAAAACTCTGCCGAATCATCTCCAAATTTAAAACTATCTACTTTCTGCATGATCTGTTTGGCTTCGTCATCAACAGCGCCTCGTAGAAGTTTAGCTTCTTCTGAACCGTCCGTAGTTTGCCCATATGCACGTAACAAGTCTTGCCCTACGTTGTTGTACCATGCCCATTTTAAAGCATCTAGTTCTTCTACGGTTTCCGCGCTACCAAACTGCCGTGCTGCACGTAACATAGCTTCTTTTTTGGTTATTTGGCCTTCCGCAAGTAACCTACCATCCGATACTATACGTTCCTCTGGCGTTATCATCCAACTTGGCCTTGATGTCGATGTTGGTTCACCTCCTTCCGCAAGACCTACAATACTCCCACCCGTTGCAGCCATCGTGGGTTGTCCCTGTGGACGTTGTTGCTGTGGTTGCTGTTGAGGACGCTGTGGCTGTTGCCCCATCTGCTGCATACGTTTCTGTTGCTGCTGTTGCTTCTGTGCAAGTACGCCAGCTACGCCTTTAGTGCGGTCACGTAAGTTCTTCATACCCGCTAGGTCAGGTGCCATCTTTTCTTTTTCGGCAGCAATAATCGTCTGCTCTAACTGGTCAGCTACAGTCGGTGGGTTACCCTGCATCTGCAACGCAGCAAGTTGTTTTTCCTTCTGTACTTTCTCTGCGGCACGTTGGGCTGCAATCAAGTCAAGGATGTTTTTACTCTGCCCATACTGTTGCATTAACGCGTTAGGGTCATTCTTCATCCTAGCAGCGCGTTGAGTAATTTGTTGGTCAATACCACCCATTGGATTCATGGTTTGTCCCCCCACCCTCTAAACAGATCAAGAATACCGCCAGCACCACTTATAAACTCGCTTAATGCACTGGGTTCTTGGTAGCTATACTGCTGTGCGCCGATAGGCAACCCTTGCAGCAACGACTGTTGATACTGTACTTGTTTGTACGGGAAGTCACGTTCTTCTTCAAACTGCGCTAGGTCTGCGGTTATACCTTCCTGTTCAATGGCGCGTTCTTGGGCACCAAGGTTAGCTTGTGAGGCTAATGCCTCTAGCCCGTACCGATTTGCGGCATCTTGCGCTGTCTGTTGTCGTTGTTGCTCGACGTTAAATTGGTTCATAGCTTGGGTGTAAGCATCCTGATAACCCTGCCCCGTAATAGCCGCTAGGTTTTGCCCTAAGTTACGGTTGAGTTCAGACTCCATAATAGCTTGACGTGACCCACCAAAGGCACCCGCTTGGGTTAACCTGTTAGCGTCACCTAGGCGAGTAATCTGCGCCTGCCGTCGTGCTTCTTCAATTTGCGGATCTAACGCAGCTTGAAGGTATGGGTTCATGTAGTCCTGTGCCGCTTGCGCTGTGAACTGCTGCGGTTGAAAAGCCCCCATCTGTTGAGTGGGTACTGCAAGTCCTGCTACACCTTGAAACGCTGCCTGTTGTCCAGCAGACTGCCCAGCGGTGAGTGGCCCTGTATAAGCCTGATACCCCTGATTAGCAAGAGCCTGACCCTTGCCAAGCATCTCAGTTACATAGGGTGCTGCATACGGTGCTAATGAACTTGTTTCTGAAGTTGGGTCACCTGCGGCCATAATCGTTACCTACTTGGTATAAATTTGTTAGGGTTAATCTCGGTACCCTGTTTCGTATTACCGGTACGTGCTTTGCGTACCCTATCCATCATGCTGTATAAATTCTTAGCACCCGCATTAGAGTTACCGTTACCTAGATGACTTACTACATCAGCAGGGACAACAAACTCACCATCACTCAAACGTGCTTCTTGCTGGTTATCGATACGGGCAGGGATCTTATCGGCCATACCATCGGTACTGCCCCCTAGGTAATACCCCGGATTGGCAGGTTTTCCACCAGCAGAATAGCCATTATATCGCCTGTTGTACGCAGAGGCGGCACCACCTCCATTTAGGGCAGCTATACCACCGTACTTGTACTGGGATGTAAAATTAGAAAGCCCTTGCTGTTGGGGTACTGGGTTAGTGTTGATTACGCCTGAAGCGGGGCCACTACCATCGACAGCCATTGCCATACCCGTAGGATCAGGAGGTGTAACAGGGCCGGGGTAAGGCATCATATTACCAGCATTAGCACCTTGTAGTTGTGCTGCTTGTGCTGCAAATGCTTGTTGTGCACCTGCTTCTGAACCACGCGGGGTGTACGCATAGTCGGTAAAATACCGTTGCCCTCGACTGCCGGGACGACGCTCTGGGTCATAGGTTCCGGGGACACGGCCCCGCACGAAAGAATAATTGGGTATGCCAAAAGTCGTGTTGCCTTCCGTATCAGTAACTACACCACCCGTAGAGGTATCTGTAGTAAAGGTATTACCAAACATTAACTGTGCTTCAGGTAACGCAGCTAGGCCCCCTAACGTGTCGGGATCAGCATTCTCACTCATTATGGCGAGTGCGTCAGTGTAGTAATCAAACAAACTCATTGGTTGTCTCCATAAGACATTATCTGCATGATTTCATCGGTAAAATCATAGTCTACTTTACCCCCTTGCGCCATACCCCCGATCTGCAATGGGCCTGACATAATACCCCTTTTCTGCGCTATTTGCTGCTGTTGAGCGCGTTGGGGGCCACCATAAGGTGACGGGAATAACCCTTTTTGTTGGGGTGTAGCAAATACATCTGAAAAATCGTATATGTAGTTGATTCTTGCTGGGTCAGGCGTCGATACATCTACCCTGCGTCCACCAGCGTCACCTGCACTCATCATAGCGTTAAATAAAGCGGTCTGACCTACAAGTTGGCGTGTGTCCTTACCTTCTTGACTGATTAACCCTTGTGTTACTTCCGCTGAATCATCTATGTAACCTTGTAACTCAAACTGCCTGCGTGCTGCATCTGAATAAAGTCCTGTAGCAGGGATTTCACCGACACCCTCTACCCCTGCGTCAACGAACCCTTGCAATAACCCAATGTCAACATCGTTGATAACACCATCAAAGTTAGCGTCATACAGACGTATATCATTGTTGATGTCAGTAATCGCTTCATCATCACCCAGAAGCCCAACAATACCATCAACATCTTCTTGTGTTATCTCAGAAGTAGGTACACCGATAATGTTACTAATATAGGTAAGGTACTCGTCAGTGTTGTCTTCTGACTCTGCAATACGTGTAAGTATGGTTTCTTCAGTTTCACCAATATTGGTTAAAATTTCTTCTTTAGTAACCCCAAGATCAGTAGATAGGTCACCGAGCGCAAGGCTAAGAGCTTCGTCACGCGATTTACCATCTAATTCATACTGTGTAATAAGTTCGTTGAGGTTAGCTATGTTGACATTTGTTTCGTCAATCTGAGCACTAACACCTTCTACCGCATCCAGTATGGTATCTTCAGTTTCACCTAAACTTGTTAGTAAGTTTTCTTCCGTAGTACCAAGACGGTCAGATAAATTAGATATAGCCAGAGATAACGCTTCGTCGTTTTCAAAACCTTGATTAGCATAAAATGTAACCAGCTCGCTAAGTTCCGCTACACTCGTACCAACAGCCTCTACATCTTCTCTAGTAGCTAAGGGTCCAAATTCAGCATATATTCCAGTAGCAGGGGCACTTTCATCTTCGTCTGTATTAGGGTCGTCTTCTATAGCAGGGGTGCCAATAAGTGCTTTGATGTCACTATCACTCGTCGCTATCGCACTTAGTATGTTTTCTTCTGAGATGTCAAGGTCTGAGGCTAGGCTAGATATAGCGCCTGATAAGGCTTCGTATTCTGTAGCACCTTGGTCTACTAACGCGTCTATGCGATCATTTAGTTCTTTATCGAGGTCTTCGACCTGACCGCTAACAGTTTCTACTGCTTCACCAACAGCCTGTATTTCAGTAGAAAGGTTATCTTCGGTAGTACCAAGTTGTTCAAGAATATCAGTTTTAGTGGTATTTAATTCGGTAGCTAAACCCGATAGAACCAGATCTACAGCCTCTGCACGACTAGCACCTTCTGCTACTAGAGCATCTATCTCTGCGTATAACCCCGTAGATCCCGATACTATATTGCCTTCAGCATCAAATTCAGCAGGTTGACCTAACTGGTCACTAACTGTTTCTACCGCTTCACCAACAGCAGCTACATCTTCACTAAGGGTATCAAGATCAGAAGCTACACCATCTACAATGTCATTTACTTCTTCTATATCTAACCCTAACGCACTAAGACTCTCTTCTAGGTCTTCATTAATATTGTCACGCAGTGCATCAAGATCGTCAGTGGTGGCTACGTCTTCTAAGGTAGCTTCGACGTTATTTAGAATGGCTTCTACATCTTCTACGGCAATGCCCAACGCATCTAGTTCTTCACTTAGTGTAGAGAGGATGGCTTCTTTCTGTTCTTCTAGCGCATCTGGAAAATTACCGTAAAACTCTTCTGCGGCTTCGGCATCTTCGTCGTAAGGGCTTGGGGTACTACTTTCTTCAGAGTCTGTACCCTCTGGAAAATTACCGTAAAAATCTTCTGCGGCTTCGGAATCTGTAGCGCCCGGTTCTACATCGTAGATACTTTCTGTCCTACTTTCTTCATCATCGGTATCTTCGAGTTGTTCGTATACAGGAAACCCAGTTTCTGGATCAAAACCTGTGAGTTCGTTACCATTTGCATCCATCTGTGTGTTTATAGTGCCGTCATTGTCAGGGTCTAATTCCCAAGGGTTGTAGTCTTCCCCTTCTGTCCAATCTGTAGGCTGATATATTGAAAACCCGTTTTCGTCTACCTCTCCGGTATTGAATATAGGTACTGTTCGTATAACTTCCCCCGCAGTACCGAATATTTCAACGGCGGTGCGTGCCCCATCTTTTATCCTACCTATGGTTTGTTCTACACCGTCTACTACTTGAGTAACAACTCCTGATGTAGGGTCTACTAATAATTCACTTACACTAGCTGGTCCTTCATAGTTACCCTCTGTATCAAACAATGGAATTTCAATAGGAGGGCCATTAACGGGCAATGGTACGGGAATCTTAAGTTCAGCCCATGTACCTCGTGTAGGGTCAAAAGTTACTTTGATAGGGACACCCATACCTGCTGGCCCAGCAGCTCTTTGCTCTAGGATCTCATCCATTATTTCAAGGACTGTCTTAGGTTTACCACCGGGACCAGTCCCGAATATAAGATTGCGTGCAGCCGTGGTCATCCGTTCTATTTGATAACCAATGTTTAGTTCTATGTTTTCTCTTACATGCGTGTTTAGCTGATTTTCGCTAATCGGTACATTAGAGTCTAAATCATTCTCGTCACGTATTGTGGTCAGTATCTGTTGAGCTGCTGTAGTCGAAATGTCATCACCAGTTCGATTTTTAACAAGTTCTTGCACCTCTACTACTGATGTAGCACGGGGGTCAATGAGGTCAACCGCTTTTGATTCTTTTACGTTACCGATAAGGGATTCTATTTCTTCTTCGGTAAGATCTTCTATACGATAGCCTTCATCAAGAGCTATTTGTACTAATTCTTCGCGGGATGTACCTAGCAGGTCATATTCGTCTTTTAACGCTGCTTCATCAGTATTGCCAACTAAATCTTCAAGTTCTTCTTGACTGAACACATACCCGACATTTGGGTCATTAGACATATCGATTAGTTCTTGGCTGGTCACTGCATTTTGGTCAAAATAAACACCTGCATCTACACCTAACCGACGCTCGTAGTCATCATCATCAATTTCACTTGCTTGCCCCACACGTTCTTCAATATCACCGACATTTAATTTATACCCTTGCTCGGCTGCGATACCTTCTAGTTCTGCTAATGTTAACTGGCGTGGGTCAACGTGCTCTGCTATTTGTTGTTCTGTTGCAACCTGATCTCGTTGCCCTCTAAATAAGTCAAGTTCTTCTTTATTAGGCTTATACCCATTTTGTTCTTTAAATATGTCTGCAGCTTCTGCGGCAGTAACATATCGGGCGTCTACGTAATCGTTTAAATCCACTTCTGTTGGATCACTACCTAATAATGCTGTTTTGTCTTCATCTGATAACTCGTAAGAGTTGCCATCAGTAAGTTCTGTAGGTAGTTTGTTAACGGCTTCTAACAGTGTGCTTTCTGTGAAAGGTAATTTTTCTTCAGGTATGCCAAAAGCTGACCCAAACTCTATATTAGATATCGTGTCGTTATCACCAAAAATATCGTCAAAGAATTCATATAACTCTGGCGCATAAGACTCTAACTGCCCTAGTCCACCTATGAAGCCCCCACGAAGCGGGTTATCTATGTTATCGGCACCTGCCTCAAGTTGGTCAAACACCTGTCGCATACCTAACTCAACTAGGTTGCGTTGCATACCTTGAAGCCCCAAAACAAAGGCGTTGGTTGTTTCTCTTACAGCCTTACTTACATTCAAGGATTCAAAATAAGAGTTAAGCATAGACATGAGGTCTTGCGTGTCTCTGCTAGTGTCATTCATGTAGCGATCACCCGTAAGTAAATCAGGGTCATACGTCTGCCGCCCGTCAAGGACATCGGTATACCCCGGAGCAAATCCGGGCGTTCTTCTTCCAAAAAATTCGCTCATATCAGTTTGCTATCAGCACCCCCTCAAATGAGGCACCGACAACTACGTTGGTAGTATCGGAACTAGCTCGGCATTCTATATCTGATTTTTCGGTAATGCCCAACGGGTAGTTGAAAGGTAGTACAAGCAGGTTGCTTTGTACCGTCTGAATGATCTTTGTACGAAACGTGTTTGAGCCAAAGTCTCTAGTCACAAACTTAGCGGTCACGTTCTTGTTAGCAATAGCGATAGCTGCTGTAAACGTAACATCATCAAGGAATAACGTGAATCCTGCGGGTACCGTGTACACTGACATCTGACTCTGATTGTCACCCTGCACAATCTGTCCGTACGTTATTCCGGTCGGTACTCCACTTGTGACGCCGCTATTAGCCACGTATATGGTACCTGCAGCAGTGCCGCCTGATCCTGAAGTAGCAACAAATATGCGGTTGATACGCAGCCAACCAGAAGCATCGCCAAGCTGTACTTGGGTTTGCCCATTCATATTGACAGTAACAGTCTGGGCTGCGTAGTTTTCGTCTAACCCTTCCACCGTTACCGTCTTGGCTCCGGTACCACCACTCGCATCGGCGGTGCTTGAGCTACTAACAAACGCAGTAAACGCAGCGGTAGGCCACGGGTAATCGCCACCAGTGCTCCATACTGTTTCTTCAGTACCATCAACATCTGGGTTAGTACCAAACTTATACAACGTAGAAGCGCCAGCAATCTGGCCTTTAGCTACTTGTAATTCGTAAGGTTCTTGGATCGCCATAGCGTTTCTCAGAGCGTTATCTAGCTGGTTAAAGTATATCCGAAGTATGTTATTAAACTGCTCAAATGACTCCTGATCGTATACCTGTGGGGCATAGGGTAGTGCTGGGGCACGGAACGGAACGTCATACTTGGTGGTGTCTCCAGCCATTAGCGTCGTCCATCAGGTCGCATATCCAGCCTTGGGGAGCCTAACTGCCATGTCACACCGGACTCGGTAGACTCGATCTTCATCACCATCTGCCGCCCACGTACCCGAGTATTGAGCTGTCCGGTAAACTTTTCTATCGGTAGCACAGCGGATCGCGTAATCGTACCGTCATTCGACCCACCTACCGAGGCAGGAGAGTTATACCCTGACCCAGAGTTCTGCATGGGTAACAAGGTCATAACAGCACTAGGATTAGCCGCTGTAGACCCGTCGAACGTGATATCAGGAAGTACACGCCAGATAAAATTGAATTGATGTCCGTCATCTAGATCGAACTCAGCAGTAGAGGCATAAGCATGGATAGCCGTGCTGTCCCCTAGCTCATTATTATCGACGCCTTCTTCCTGATTCACGAGGTTGTTATTGTAAGTCGCTGCTAACGGAAAGTCTCGTAATCCCGAATCTAACCATGCCGTACGGTCCATTGTGCCGTAGTACCAAATGTTATCCAGATAGTTATACACAACGTATCTGTCGGCTGTGCTTGAATTTGTGGAACAGTAAAACCACCAGACTTCATGGTATGCCTCTACAGTGCCCGAAAACACTTGGCGATACTGGGCAGTGTTAAAGTCGTTAAAGACGAACTTACGTAGGTTACAAGGCAGTGGTTGGGTGCGACCATCGTACTTATAGAACTTATCCACACCCATCCAGTAGGCCACACCATTGGCGTACGCTACCGCATTCTGAGAGGCTATGGAGATGTTTTCACCAACAAGCTGTGCTCCCCACACTACCGGGGCACCGACGTACTGGAGGGCATACAAGGCCGAATCTGACCATACTAAGACTTCTTGACGTGCTTGCTTAGCCGCTATGATTTCTGCACCGCGCGATAACTGGAGGCTACCTGCTTGGTTTGTTGCCGCAGGAGTCCACTGGGTGGCGTTTTCTTGATCTGACCAACGGATCAACATGGGGTTTGTAGTCGCGGTAGCTAAGGCATTACAGCCAAAACAGAACACAAACCGGCTGATATCTGACACTAAAATAAGGTCTTGGGTTGTAGGTACGTTCGCTCCTACAGGTGATATTGAGGCCAGTGTGACGCCCCTAGCGGATAGCCCTGACGTAGCATCCCAGTAGTATATAGGCCCACCGCGAGGCCCAAATATAAGATCTTCACCGAAATTTATCTGTGACCATAGGCGGATCTGGGTGTCGGATGTACCGCCAGTGCCCCATGTACCAGCACCCCACGAACCTGCTCCCCAGCCTGTTAAAGGTACTACATAGGCTGATCCGGTGTTGATTTGGTAGGCAGCGGACACCGTACCGCCTCCAGTTGCCGCAGAAGTGGCGTTACTAGAAGCTGTTATGAGGTAAGTATTTGTTGCCGTCGTGTCGATGGTGATTTGAAATTCACCGTTTAAGGTCAGTCCACCAACCGCAGATGCACCCGAAAAAGTAACAAAATCACCTGATGTGTAACCCCCATTAGCGTCTACAACGCTTACCGTAGGGGAACCACTCGTAGTGGTAAACGGGTTAGTAAGACTGACTGTAGCCCGTAGAGGCGTAATATCGTTGTATGCCCCGCCATTCTCTATGTAGAACTTTAGGTTAGTACCTACGCCAATAAGGTTCTGACTGCCTAGGGTCACCCAGTTCCATAAGGATCGACAGACGCCAAGAAAAGTAGCGTCCGATATACGTTGCCACCCCCCAATCTTTTCCGGCGTTCCCTGACGGAACCGGATTTTATCGGATTCGTACCAACCACCTTCACTGGTGTATCGGGTGTTTTCTCTATTAACCCCCGGCTTTAACGCTAGTTTCTGTAGTGGCATAAGGAACCCATCACATTGTCTCGCCAAATACCGGCGGTAGGGTTGTTACTTGGATTGACGTATTCTGCTTCAAGTTTAAAGAAGTACCGCAATCAGAACAAGTATCTGCTTCTAGCTCGTTCTCGTCTACATCATATCCACATTCAGCACAGAGAATCTCTACCTCGTGGGCAGGTTCAACACTGCCGTCGTCTAACGTTTTTGGTGGGTGGGATGTCTTCATCGCTGTTGGTATTCCCCAGAACTAATCATCTGGCAGATTTCTAATGACCGGTCACCCACTTGCTCGGCCCAACGGCTACGGTAGAACTCTTGCCCAGCTTCTTCATAGTTACCCGTAGCCATGTGCCCTAAGGCTTTAACAAATTTACGCAATTTGGTCTGACCAATATTAAATGACAAGTCTATTAAGGCTT